ATGTAGCTTATTAGGTGTGCAAGAAAAACACTTCATGAGATTTAAAAGATGTATGATTGATAATGTAACAGTAGATTATACTGGCGGTGGTGCTAAAGTGGGAATTATTAAAGGCGGTGTACCAGCTTCTATTACGCTTAGTATATCATTTAAAGAACTTTCTATTCAAACTGCAGATGATTATGAACAATTATTGCCTTCTGGAGTTACAACAGCGTCAGCTGAAACTCCAAATGAAAGTGATTTTCAAGAAGTAGGTAACCCAGTACGACCAGCAACTACTTCAACAGGAACAGGAAACCCATAATGAAATACTTCGAAAAATTTCCAATAATTAATTATCAAGGTCGAAGAGTACGTGATATTACTCGTCGAACAGCTTTTAAAAGAGCAATTGCAAATAATCCTTATGTATATTATCCTTATACTGTAAAAGAAGGTGAGCGCGCTGAAGATGTCGCAAGATTCTATTATGGTTCTGTTGATTATGTTTGGTTAGTTTATATGGCAAATAACATTGTTGATCCTTATCATGAATGGCCAATGGATCCTCAAACATTTAATGATTACCTTGTAGAAAAATACACAGAATTATCTGGAGAGGTTGGCGAGGATGTTATTGATTGGTTAAGAGATCCTGATAATGATGAAAATATTATTTACTACGTAAGGCAGGTATAACAGATGGCAGCAGTAGACGAAATTATTTTAGCACCTGAATCGTTTAGAACGATTTATTTACGTAGAGAAGACCGTGTTATTATGCGTACAGAACAAGGTCGTAAAATTATTATTAAACGTATTATTCCTGAAGAATGGAAACCTTATAGATTATTTGATTATGAAAACGCATTAAACGAAAACAAAAAAGAAATTTTCTTATTCGATAACAGATACACAAGTCAAATAACTAAAGAATTTGTTGCTAATATTAGCGCTGAATAAAAATTATGTCAGATTTTAGTCCTTCATATTGTGAGATAACAAAAGCTATACTTACTCCTTATGGAGCAGAAAATGCCGTGTCTCATGATATTAGTACAATTATTGGTGCTTGGCATGTTGAACATGGAATAGGTAGTGTTTCATTATCTGGAAGTATAACTGTATTAGATAATGAAGGTTTATTAGAAGGCCTTCCATTAAGAGGTGAAGAAAGTTTAGAATTAGAATTTTTATGTGCTGATTTACAAACAAAAAGAGAAATTAAAGCACAAGTTCATAAGATTAATGATGTCGCTGCATCAAATACTAATAAAGGTACAACATATACAATTCACTGGATAAGCTCACAAAGTTGGGCCGGATTTAAAAGAAGTGTTTTAAAAGCATTTAGAGATAAAAAAATATCTACTATGTGCAAAGAAGTATTTGAACAATATATTAGTAGATTAGTAGACTATAGTCCTTCAAGAGTTGAAACTTATCCCGAAGGTACTCAAGTTTGGAGTCTTCAAGGTAATCGCGAAAGAAAATTTATTCTTCAAGATACAGAAGGAAATACTAATGTTATTATACCAGACTATATGCCTACGGAGGCAATTGGTTTTCTTTTAAAAAGAGCGCATTCAAATACTAACTCATCATCTTCTTCTTGGAGATTTTTTGAAAGATGGGACGGATTTTATTGTGTAAGTGACGAATGGTTATATGAAAGAGGTATCAGCGCATCTCAAAGAAGAACAAGTCAATTTAATTATAGTGCTCAAGTTGATATGGATCCAGAAAATGCGGAAGAACAAGTTAGATCATTTTCTTCATTTAAAAATAGTGAAAGAGCAAATCCAGCACAATCATTAGTAAATGGTGCATATAGAAATACAATCATAGAAGTAGACTTACTTAAGCATCATGCAAGAAGATATAATTATGGATACAATGATTCTAGACAAGGAACTCAGTTTACAGATGTAACTGGTAATAAGAGTAGTTGGGCTACAGATATTCATACTCAACAATATGCCAATGATACATTTACAGATGAAAACGCAAAACAATATATGATGATAAGAGATTACAGAGATTTTTCAAATTCAATAAGTTTTCCAGAAGATAAACATTTTAGAGATATTATTGCAAGAAGAGTTATGTATAATCATCACATGCACTCAACTGCAGTAACTGCAACAACTGACGGCCGCCTTGACGTTGGTGCGGGTGATGTAATAAATGTAAGAATACGAGAATTAAATCAAGGTTCAAATCAAATTGAAGATAACCCTCAATTAAGTGGAAAATATTTAGTGACTCATGTAGTAAATCAGTGTACAGAAGATCAACTTACAACAACTTTATCTTTATATAAGTTTGGTTGGGCTGGTGCTGGTTCAGATACTAGATCGGGTCGTATGGGAGGACAGGGATAATGAGAGGAATGGGAATACGAAATCCAATGTTTTTCATTGGAGTAGTTGAAGATAATAATGATCCGTCATTCCAAGGTCGTGTGCGAGTACGTGCTTTTGGTGCACATGGAACACACCAAGAAGTAGCCACAACAGATTTGCCTTGGGCAATTTGTGTTAGTGGTGCTTATACTGCTGATGATCCTTTACCTCCTTTAAATGCTTTTGTGTTTGGTATGTTTTTAGATGGTGATGAAGCTCAGCATCCTCTTATTTTAGGAATGATTCCAACACAATATTATGATGAGATGGATCCAGAACGAGATGGTTATGGAGTTATTCCTTTAGAAAATGGCGATATTCTTGCAAAAGGTTTTACACCAGAAGATTTTGGTGAGCACCAAAGATCAAAATCTGGAAGAGCAGAACATATCGATGAAACATATCATAGAGATGTAAGTATTAATGCCGTTCAAAATCAAAACATAGCTGGTAGTGATCAAACATGGTCTCAGCCTTCTTCAGCATATAATGCAAAATATCCATATAATAGAGTTATTGAAACAGCAAGACATCATATCGAATTAGATGATACACCTGGTGGTGAGCGCATTATGATTCATCATGATTCAGGTGCATTTATTCAAATTGATTCTCGCGGCACAGTTACAGAAAGAGCAGAAGCAGATAGATACGAAATTAATATTGGAACAAAACACGAATCTTCAGGACATCAAGTAGTTACTATTAATGGTAATGCGCATGTATATGTAAAAGGTAATAAAACCGAAGAGGTTATGGGAGATTATAAACTCTTAGTGCATGGTAACTCTGAATTTAATGTTGGTCAGAACTTGTTTATGACTTCTGGACAAAGTTTACAAGCAAGAGGTGCAACATTAAAACTCGAAGCAAACGCAGATGTAATGACGCTTTATGCAAAAGATGAAATTCAATTTGAAGCAGATAAACAATTAAATTTTGTATCTGCAAATATTAAAAATACAGCATTAATGAATTATGATGTATATTCAAATAAGAGTATTAAATTTACAACATTAAGAGATATTCATGCTCAGGCATCGAATATGGTATTAACAGCAACAGGTCTAATACCACCTTCACCTTTATCTGGATCAATTACAGGAACGCCTGGTTTTAGTTTAACAACACCATTTGTAAGTATATTATCAGCCAATGGAAGTTTCTCAGGATTATGGAATGCAGGAGTTGTTAATGCCGGTATTCTTACAGCAACAACTGGTAATATCGAAACTGCAAATATTAGTGCGTCAACAACATTAGTTGGAAACTTTGGAACAGTAAACACATCGATATTGGCTGCACCTCTACCCATTAGTTCAGCACCAGGAAGTCCTTGCGCACCTGGACCTGGAAGACTGGTTGGTATATCTGCACCTTCTATTGCATTACCAACAATACCTTTATTAACACCACCTACACAGAGTTTATTAGCTGTTCCGCCATTACCAGTTAATATATTCTCAGGATATGCATATCCATCACCTAATGGAAATATAGTTGATTTCTTTGCTGGTGTATTAACAAGTCCTTTCTCTGTAATAGGAATTCCAAACCCATTAACACAAGGTGGATATGGTATTGCAAGAGTTCAAATACCAGAACCTGTTAGTGCAGCTACAACAATACAACCAAAAGGTTATTTTGCAATGGGATATAATTCAGGTTGGTCGTCTCCTCCTGGCGATACTGCAAAATCAGATGGACAAAAAAGTTCAATATTATCTAATTTAACAAATCCTTTTGAGTCAATAGCAAGTATTGGAAATGACATAATAGAAGGATTAGATAATTTACTTAGCTTTAATTCAGATGGTTCAGTACAAACTGGAAATACCGATACAATAACGGTTGATAGTGGTACTTCACAAACTGTCGATGCAAACGGAAATATCATAGAGGGATAACATGGCAACGACTTGTGTAGACAATACAGATCAAACAGTAAGAAATAGATTATTATTATCTAATACTGGGCCTACGGTAAATTCCGAAGGTGCATATACTTTAAACCAAATTGATGTATTTGCACAAGAACT